TGTTGATTTCCGCAAGGATTTCAGTAGAGAGGATGTTGGCAAGTTCTGCTTCAGCATTAAGACCGTGGATTGCCTTAAGGTCTTGTGCCAGTTCCAAGGAGTACTCTGCTTTCAGAGCTCTTGACTTGGCGGTTACAGTGACTTTCTCGATTGAGAATGCCATCTGGCTGAAGGCAGTATCACCAGTTCCGCTGAGTGCTTCTGCTTCTGAAGTGGTCATACCCTGACCGACATCATATGCGGTCGAAGATGCAGAACCAGTTGGGTTCAATGCACCTGGGTTAGTACCAACTTGTGCTTGGGTAGTACCCAAACCAGCATTAGCATCGGAGAAACCACCGGTAAGGGTTCTACCTGCGTTCTGACCAGAGAATGAGGTGTCTGCTTCGTCGAAGAATGCCTCGTTGGCGTTTGCCTGTGAGGTGTACTTCGAACGCATTGCGAAGATAAGTCCAGTAGGACCGGACATTGGTTGCACACCTGCGAGGTCATATGCGACCAGGTTAGGCATAGAACGTCTGATCAATGAGATCAGTACGGGGTCGAAACCTGCAACAGGTGATGCACCTGAACCAGAGAAACCAGCATTACCAGTTCCTGAGGGATCAGTGTTAATATTTGGTTGCTCAGTCAGCATACCACCGTGCTCAAACGATGATTGCTCTCTGAGGAATTTTTCTTGGTTTTCTAACAGGACAGCGGTGACTGCACGACGATGGGGATCAGAGATCTTATCGCATCCTTCATGATTGAGAAGGGGTGCCCACTTTGCCTGCAGATGCTCGGATTGGAACATTTGCTTTTTACCTTTAAGTGTTTAGTTTGATTTAATGTTAAATTCAGTTTTTACCGAATGAACCTAACGTTCTCAGGTATGCAGACATTGAATTTGAGTAAGACTCAGATCCAGATTCATCTACACCTTCTGATAGGGTTTCGGTTTTTGCTACTGGTGATTTCTTTTCGGAGAAATATGACTCCTTAAGTGTTTCCAGTTTTTCACGATATTGTTCTTCACTTTCAAACTCTACACTTTCGGAAAGTGAGGTGAGCTTCTCTTTCTGAGTCTGTGCAAGACCTTCGGAGACTTGATCCAAGATACCATCAGCAACCGACTCTGCGAGACGGGAGTTGAGTGAGATATTCTTTTCAATCTGCTCATTGAGTTTGGTTTCCATATCATCTAGTTTTTCTACCATGCTCTCAAGCACATCATACTTATCTTCAGGGATTGATACATAATGTTCTTCAAATAGACCCTTCATTCCTTGAAGGAATGATTCAGTCATTTCGGTCTTAAGACCTGCTTCTACTGCGAGTGCATTCTCTTCGAACCACTCGTCAGCAACATACTCAAGATAAGAATCAACACGCTCAGCGAGTGATTCTTTTGCTGCTTCGATTTCCTCAGCAAACTTCTCTTCGTATTGTGCTTCTAGTTCTTCTTTAATACCAGCAACCTTTGCATTGATTGCTGCTTCGAAGATGGTCTTTGCTTTCTCTCTGAATTCTTCAGAGAGTTCTTCACCACCAAGAAGAGCATTGACATCTTCTTCGATGTCATACTCTTCGGTTTCTGCAACTACTTCATCAGTGGTTACTTCTTCTTCTTCGATAGTATCTTCTACGGAGAGTTCTTCCTCTTCTTTCATACCTTTCATTGGATCTGCAGCTTTTGCTCCTTTGTTTACTACGTCTCTTACTTGCTTGAGAGTTCCGCCGGGAGTCTTCAGTTTTGCTGAATCATCATCGACTTTGTAATTCTCTGGGGTAGGACCACCAAGATCTTCGTAAGTAGGAGGAGTACCACCTGTAGTAAGCTTAGGCATGGCTTCCGCAGGTTTTGCTCCAGCATTTACAGCTGTCTTGGATTGGGGTGTCTTTACTTCCATTTCTTGTAATTTTTTTCCACGAGACATGTGAACTCTCCGTTTTTTCCGTATTAAAACTATAATTATTTATAAAATTAAAGATTCGAAAGAAAATCATTAAAGATGCTTAACTTTTGTTCGTCAAGTTGCTTTTGATCTACTAACGTGTTAATCTGTTTGTATGTTTTTTCTGCATACTTCTCACGAAGAATGCCTCCATCCCATACCCAATCTTTACCTTCCATAATACCTTCAACAAAAGCATCAGGTGCAGAAGGATCAGCAACGATATCAGCAGCAGTTGCTAACATAAAATCGTCACCGACAATGTTAACACCCTCACGGGTCTGCTTTAATGAACCAATACCACGAGATGAAACACCAAGTTTTACACCTTCTTCAATAAGTGAAGATGCAATTTTACCCATAGGGGTACTCAAGATTTTTGCTTTACCAATAAAGTTTGATCCGCTTTCTCTTAAAGAAATAATCTTATGAGATACACGATCTAAATTAACTGTTGGTCCATCGGGGTGTCCAAGTTCGCCAAGTGCTCTACCTGACTGAACATGATTTTCATTATATCTACCAACTTCACGGCGAAGTGTTTCCATAGGATACATACGACCATTACGGTTCTTGATGTTTCCTTGAAGGAATATTCCCTCAATATACATTGACTTCTTGCCGTTCTTTTGTTCGACAATAAATTCTACTGACTCAACTTCTTCTCTAATCAGTTTCATCCGTTTGCACCCTTACTTGTTGTTATTTGTTGATAATGAAGTGTTCCAGATCCAGTTCCTAGTGCGGCAACCATAAAGGAACCTCTAAGTTCTGCAAAATTAGTAGAAATTAAAGAGGTATGAGCATATCCAACACCATAATCATTATTCACAGTAATTCTTGTATTATAAAATCCATTAATACCGGCAGTGTTATCAACTGAAGCAACAATCTTATGAGTAAAATTCCAATAATCTTGATTTGCTACAGTCAACGTAACGGCATCTCCTGCTTGGAATGGAGAACCAGTTCCTTCAGGAAAATCAATAACAGTTGTTGTTCCTGTTGTAGAAAGTCCAACAACTTTTTGATTTCTACAAGCACCTAAAGTAATAACTTCTTCCTCACCAACTGCAACATAATAATTTTGTGTCGTTGCTGTAGGAAAAGTTCCAATGGCAACATGTGCTCCAGCACCAACAGCAACAACCCTCAAAGCATCTGTTTTATGTGCCGTTGTATCAAGACCTCTACTAGAAGATGATCCATTTATGGGAAGTGCTGAATTAATACCGACCGGATTATGCGCCATTATACTTTATAGTTCATTTTTATAATAGTTATTTATAATCACTCTTCTTCATCTGCTTCTACTTCAATCTGGTCTTCTCCAGAGAAAGTAGAATTAGCTACTAAGGGACGGAATGCATCAACTCTCTCAGATGATTTTGCATAAAGAACATCTTTAAGTGCATCACTGATTTGAGATGGTGACTCATCCGCAATAATCATATCTAAAAGGTCATCCATTTAATTGTATAGTAAACAACTAGATATATTTATATTTCCCCACCTTTGGGCATTTCTGGTGCTTCGGTTGAAGACCCGTCAATGTCAGGTTCCATTTGTGGTTTTCCTAAGTCTGTGCTTGCTTCCGTTTCAAAAGGCAATCCAGTTGCAGGGTCAATTGTTGCAGGATCTGGAATAATTCCATCCTTTATTTCCTTCTTAATTAATGCATCTTGATCAACAATTTCCATATCGGTTTGCCTCAAGATTGTACGTCTAATATAATCCTGAGAATAATACTTACCAACATATGGTTCTGCAGTTTGAACAAGAGCAAGTCTCTCATTCATCAATTCTGCTTCTTTCAGTTCTGAGAAGTGATTGTCATACAAGAAATCATACTGAATGTGCTCACTCATAATCTCCCAATCTTCAGGAGTAATTACATTCTTTAGGATTAATTGGGTCTTCAGCATGTCATTAAACATGTTGGAGAATCTCTTTCTTAAACGAGAAACAAACTTGGTAAACTTCAGTTCATCTCTTAAGATCTCAGAAGATCTCCCCAAGTTAAACCCACCTTCTCCATCCATTCGTGATGGTGGGACGTTAAGCGAACGATAGAGTTTCTTTTTAAAATATTCAATATCAGTGATTTCACCCAAGTTTTGTCCGCCAGGGAGAGTGGTGATTTCGGTTCCTCTTCCACCTTCACGCCTGGGAAGCCAGAAGTCCTCAAGCATTGCCATGTACTTTTTGTCATCACGAATCTCTCCAGTGTTTGCATCATATACGAGTTTGTTACGATATCGCATCATAACATCACGCAAATATTGTTCTGCTTTTTGCTTAGGAAGATTACCAACATCAATGTAGAAAATTCTACGTTCTGGTGCTCTTGATAGTCTATAGATTACAAGACTATCCTCAATCATTCTTAGTTGATTGAGTGATTTAATTGCTTTGTGTAGATATGAAAGAGTTGATCCCTTATTTCTATCAACTAATCCAGATGTGCAATATGTAATTGCATCTCTTGCAATTTTAATTCCTTGATTTGAACTGGACTGCATAGGGTTTCCACCATATGAAGTCTTAGGATTATAAATGAAATACTCTTCAAT